TCAATACGGTGTTTAGTGCGCAGGTAGGATTCGATGTTACGACGCTTCTTGAAGGTAACTGCTTCACGGTCTTCACCCTCGAACCTGAACCACTCCGGGTTAGGCAGGAGAGACATCATGTAGTTAGCACGGAGGTTATCGTAGACCTGAGTAATCTTACCCAGGTTGGTGCTGTGGGACCACGGGTTTTGTACGTTCGTTGTTTCTCTCGTACTAGTAGCAAAGACATAAGCTTTAGTTTCTGCTACTCTTTTCTTCCAACCCGCACGGGCAGAATCCCACTCACACCAGAGACTTGCAATCTCAGTTGCAGTACGGTGCTCGCTTTCAAAGATATGGGAGAGGTCTAGGGACTGGCCTGCACTCATCGGTTAATTCTCCTACCGCCAAACCTATCGCTGGCGACAATAATGTTCTGTAGTTTATTAGATGCTGATCTAGAAGCACGTTGGCTAGGTGGTCTGCAGATCTCTACAGCTGAGCACAAGGCATCTTCTAAGTCATCGTGAGGAGGTCTGGCCATCACGACTTCATCTTCTAAGTCAGGTGTCAACCCACCTTTGAAATGTTTAATAATCTTTTTCTTATAGCGCCACTCAAGGACAGATGCATGACGCTCGAACTTCTTACCAGTGTTAGCTGCTACGTAGTTAGGCTCGATGATAAGGGTACGGCCTTCCTGTCTTACGAAGTTCTCTAACTGATTGGCTACCAACCTACCGCCTGAGTTAGTTTCAATACGTAGCTTCTTGAAACCCCAGTAGTCGTGGAGACGGGAGATCTTATCGTAGTATACTTCATAGTCTGAAGTCTTGAAGCGATCCATGTCTAGTACGTAGATGAAACCTTCTGCATCTGAACCGATAACAACTATAGCGGTGTAATCTGAAGTTTCTCCAGATGTCCAAGCAATGTCGATAGCAGCAAAAATAGCCAGAGGTTGTCCGTTAAATCTCCACGTTCCTTGCTCACACGTGAGATGCTTTCGATCATAGTACGTAAAGTCCGAGTACTGTAATCTCGCAGACTCTGGATCATTCGGGTTGTTATAGTATTGAGCATAGAACTGTGACAACTCACCTACAGATTCATATTGCGCTCTGATCTCTGCTAACACGTTAATGTCGAAACCAAACCACTCTTTGTTTCTAGGGCAGCGTACTCGTGGCCACAAGAAGTTACCAGTCATGTCGCCAGAGTCTTCTACAGCTCTTTCGTACACTGCCCACACGTTCACTTCACCAGTCATCTCACCGGTAAGCTCATCGTATACTTTCTTCTTAGCTGCTTCGAACTGACCATAGATATCTTTAGGATGATACCTGGTCCCTACAGCCTTGATAGAACCACCTGGATTAAGTACTGAGGCAAACTGCGAAACAGCACCACGCACTTCCGAACGACCCAGAGGACTATAAGCGTTAGCCGGTACAACAACATCATCGAGTACCAAGTGAGAGCAATGCAAGCCAGTAGCGTTAGACTTAACAGTACGAACAAGCAAAGTATTATCACGAGTACCGCGTTCCTTTCGGAGCGGGTGGTCGACGTTAATTGCCCAAGCTGACCACTTATCTCTTTTAGCTTCTTCAGCATTAACCATCTCCGGCCACAGGAGACGGTACTGGTCAGATGTCATCATGTTCTTGATGGAGTACACCTGAGCTTTAGCCAGCTCTTCACCTGCAGACACGTAAATGATACTGCACCAAGGTTGTTTGGTAATGATCCAAACTGTCCATACTGCAATACAGTGTGACTTCAAATGACCACGCGGAAGGAGCAAGAGTTGCTTTACAGCTTCCTTGTCCTTGCTTAACCACTCAAATACCTTACGGTGGATCTCACCATACATGTAGTCCGGGTTAAGGTATCTAGCGAACTCGAATAGATTATTCTCGTAGAACTCTCTGATCTCAAGAAGCTTGTCCGTTGCCATTAGTTACCTTTAAGCTTTTTGTGAAGAGCTATAATCTTAGCAGTGTTCTCGTCCATCAAGGAGGTGTCCTTGGCTTTCTTAGGCCTGCCAGCTTTTTGTTCTTTGTCTTTGTTATTGGAGATATCGAAGAGAGTCTTCTGTGCTGTTACACTACCGCCCTCTGCTTGTTCACGAAGGAGCTTGATTGTATCAGCTTGATCCTTCATAGCCTTGTCTTCTCTCCACTGAGCAAGACCATCCCATGCACCAAGAGGGCTTCCTTCCATGAACCACTTAAGGTTACAAAGCTTACGCCAGTGACGCATGTCACCTACTAACTGGATAGCTGCATCATACTCGTTAGCAGCATTCATGTAGATCTGGTAAGCAGAGGGAAGGCCTTTGACTGAGTGAGGCTTAAGCGTATATACAGGTGGATAGTAGTTCTTACTTCTATCTCGATTGGTTTCGAGAAAGAGGTTCTCTGTCCTGTATCTTCCCATAGTGTCTATGTACATTGCAACCTTCTTAACTGTTAACTAGTTTATAAAGGTGGTCGCCTACTAGTCCTAAGTTTGCATCGTGAACAAAGTTTAGGTACCTTTTTTCGAGGAATGTAAACTCTCCAGTACTTCCATCATAAGAGAGCTCTCTAACCGAGATATCGTCATCTGTTGCCCCAAAGATAGTGGATCCCGCTTTGGCACTAACTGCCGTAGAGTGGATAGGTATTGTTTGAACAATACCTGAAGCCGTATTACCAACCCCGTAAAGTCCTGGGCTCTGATACTCAACAGGGACATTAGACATTGTTAGTGCTGTAGGGGAAGTAATCACGATAATCCATTCAGGTTGCAAACTGTCTACATAACCTTTAGTGGCGATATCTGCATCAGCAGAAGGGTCTACTACTTGGCTACGACCAGCTGCATCACGTACCATCACAGTACTTGGAGTAGCTGCGGAAGCTTGGGCTGTCGGGGTTACTAGATCATAACCATCCTCATCACCATTCACTTCCAAGATCTTACCTGCATCACCAGGAGCAATCACTGGGAGGTCTACGCTAGCTGCTGCTGCTTCAGCTGCTGCCTGAGCTGCCTCAGCTAAACCCTGTGCTGTAACGCTCTGAGAAGCGCTGAGAGAAGCGCTAGAGGCATACCCTGATGCTTCTACCACTTTAGCGTCTAAAGCGCTCTCCGTGCCATCTAGGAGGTCCTGGAAGGATTGTAGGGTAGGTATCTCAGCTCCACCTACCTCAAGAGTATCACAAGACACTAGACCAGCATTGATCAGATCATTGTTGTTCATGTCTAGATCTGACTCCATAGCGTTAGGTGTTTCACCATAACGGGAGAGAGTACGGTCTAGAGCAGTCTCGATATTATCGAAGTTAGTGTTCAAAGAGTTCGTAGTATTGAACCCTGAACTAACATCTTGTGGATTGAATAGCTTACCCATATTACTTGCTCTTAAGTTTACTAAAAGTTTTAGATAGACGTTTCTCAGTACTCTTATCACGGTAGCTTTCAACTGCACCACGAATTGCTTTACCTGCATGATACCCTGCCTCAGCTCCCATAGCCATAGCTGTCACATAAGGGCCTGCTCTCTTAGCTGCAGCTTTAGCTAGAGACTTACCGACCATCTTCTCGGCAGCCTTGACCTTACCTTTACGTACTTTAGTAACCATGGTATATATTACCTATAACTAGTTATATTATAATAATTATATATATATAATATCCTATATCCTTCCTATGATCCTATAATATATACTATCCTATCCTAGTATGTATATATTATATATATTATATATAATTAATTAGACTTACTGTAATAGGAAAAAGTTCAATGTCTGTTGAAAATAATTTAGGAGGCTGTAGTTGAAAAATTTTGGTAAGATATTTTTGAGGGGTTGAATGCACCACTACTAGGCCCCCCTACCCCCCGCTCCCCACGCACGCGCATACGCGCCTGCACGCAAGCGCATGTACGCGCATACGCGCACGCGAGGCTAAACCCACCGCCGATTGTCCGACAATCCGACATTTCGACGATACATCAATATAACAATCAAACTATCCACAGTTTATCCACAACCTGCACGTTATCCACAGGTTATCCACAACTTCTGTTTTAAAACGGGACGATAGTACCAATTAGCACTGACGTACCAGCATTGTCTGTACACTTGTATATACACTTGTATATACACTTGTATATTGGGACGCTCGTCCCAACACCGGATGACATGCAATAACCATGCCAACATTGATTCTAGTACCATCGTACCAGATCAACACCCATGACGCTTTTTGTCACCTGAAAAACATCAATGGAATCAAACACTTACAAGCGTATCGCATCAAATACATGGGAAAAGCCATACTGCAAAAAACGTCACATGCTGACAATTTACGTCACACCCATGCAACTATCATGCCAGCCCATGACGACCACATGACCGGCCAGTCACAAAAAATAATCCTTTAAATATCAATGATTTACAAAAAGTTGGCACGATGGCCGGGAAATTTGGCACGGTAATCGCATTGCCTATGGCGTCACCAACAACAAGCGAAACGAGGCGCAACATTATGGCAAAGCGGGGACGGTCGAAACCAGTCCCGG